GACTTTACCAAGGGCGTTGTTGTGGTTGGTCTCAACAAACCTGACTTCTTCCATTTGGCCAATTTCGGAATTGTATTTGGCCTGGGGATTCGTGTACTTCTGCCACTCCTCCCAGTTGGGATCGCGCTTGATACCCCTGAGACCAAGGGTGCGGAAGATGCCCACATAAGTGTCACCGATCATCGGTACATGCAGGGTATCAAACAGGAAGTCTCTGATTTCTTCCACATGGAACAGGGACATATTGTCGGTGGAAGCCGCGCCAAACGTGCCATTGGTAGTGATGTTGTTGGAGGCGGCGCCGGTGATCGCGTACTTAATCTTGGTGGTCTTGAAGGCGGTAGCGATCTTGGTATCGAGCCCCAAAGATAACTGATTGCGGAGCTTTTTCTGGATCCAGTTCTCGATATCAAAGTGCGACAGCATATCGCTGAAACTGGTGAACGAAACCCCACGGCCAATTTCCACCACGGTGATCGACGCCGTGGTAACTGTAAAGGGATCTTCGGGGATGCGCTGTGTCTCGGATAAGGTGATGTCGGTAGGCTCGGTGATATTCTGGACCCGCGTAATGGTTACGGTTTCACCGCGATTCCTGCCGAAATTGGGCTCCGGCGTGATGTGTTCAGCGAAGACCTGTACCTCAATCGAGGCGTCACGAATCTTCCCACTCAGGGCGTGGTTCTTGTACGAACCGGTTGGTGCGTCAAAAACCCATGTAAATTGGGGCATCTAGTTAATCCTCTGACTTGGAACTCATCGGGTAAAAGTGTAGCAGGGAAAAAACATAGTCAACCGGTGCTGCCACCAGCTTTCTTTTTGGCGATCTTGTTCGCCTTGATCTGCTCGGACAAAGATACCACCTTCTCATCATCCTTCGGAGCTCCCTTCGGCGCTGGTGCTTTCCCAGACCCGCCGCTTTCAAGTAGTAATTCCGCTGCTGTCTTACCGCCGTCTGGGGGTATTTCCGGGGGAGTGCCTTTGTAAGCGACGAGCCGTTCCCTGGTCAGGTCGCCCAGTTTCTTGATAGCCTCGGGGCGCTTTAACTGGCCTATGGTCGGCCATTCGCTGGTGAACATAGCGTCTACCAAGAACTGGTCGTCCTTTAGGTCGTCATTAGCGCGGTAAAAGTCGGCCCAGAACGTCTTTAGATTTTCAGCCTGCGTGTATTGACTTGTTAAGTTGGTAGTGATGCGCTCGACAATCTGATCGCCAAATACTTTCAGTGTTTCATTCGGGTTCTCAAACAGCGTAGCGCCGAAATCTGTCGCTTGTGGCTCACCTGGCTTGGCTGGTGTCTCTATGGGTGCTGGGGCGCGACTAGCGATCTCTGTAATCTGGTTGCCGAGCTCGTCGATGCGTGTGGTCGAGTCTTTAGCCTGTTGATCGAATGCAGTCTGCATGGCCTGAATAGCTGCCGCCGCTTCCTTCGGAACCCGAAACTTAGCGGTGCCAATGGTGATTTCTTCGCCGAAAGCCTGAGCAGGGAGCGGGTCGCCGGGACCGCCTGTAACATTGGGCTGATTTGGCTTTGGCTCACCATCCCCATCTCCATCACCACCGCAGATCCGTCGCACACGGCGACCATGAATCCACCAATATCTACGTGGGTCGCTTTCTAGCATCCTCATGTTGTGTCTCCAAGTCTCTCAGTAGTTTCCGGCCAGCGGCAATTTCCGCCAACAGGCCCAAGTATTTGATTATCTCGGTCTCACTGTCATTGTAGAGAGCCAGCAAGGTGTTCAACAGCTGCTCCTCGCGCTTGGTAATGAATAGCCGTACAGGTGCGCTCATTCTCCGGGCAAGGTACGGCTGATGACGCCTTTAGGTACCATAATCTGCACCGTTGGTCGTCGCGCGTTTTCCAGGTCTTGGATATCTTTGGCGGCCATGGCAAGCAGCTCTAGGCACCCGTCTATAGCCCTGATCGTGAAGTCCTTGACCTTTTCGAAGTCCTCAGAATTGCGGACTGTGTTCTTGTGCTCGTGGTACCAAATGGCCCACTCGCCCAGCCTTTTTTCGAACTCGCGACTCAAGATACGCGACTAAAGCCCTGTTGGGCGGGTTTATCGATGCTTCCTGCCGCCCGGTCCAGTTCTTCGCGCTGCTTGTCGATCATAGCGGCAACTTTGGATTGCCGGGCTGGATCGCTTCTGATGTCGGCCGCACGTTTTAGTGCGCGTACATCCTGCTCAGTTTCAAAGTCATCATCATCATGTATTGACATGCTAGGTACCCCTATAGCCACGCATAAGCTCCTCGTCGGTGAACGGCGCAGATCCCTCTGGACGTTCCTTGACCGCAATACCAGATTTACGCTCCGCTTCCTTCTGTCGCGATTTGGTAGTTCTACCAGTCAGCCAGTCGAATAGACTGCGTTTAGTCGCCGTCGCAGTGGCGCCTGATTCGTCCTTGTGCTCAGAATTATGGGTCTTACGCTTGTGTTCCGCCATCAAAGTTTCCTGAACCCATGTTCGATCTCGTCATCCGTAAAGGTACCAGATCCGGTAGGTCGTTTCCTGACAGGGAGGCCTTTGTGTTTAGTTGAAGCAAACTTCTCAATCTCTGCTTCAGATAACTTGGTCCGTGTCTTTTTGCCAGCGCGCTTACGACGGAGCTCGGCGCCGAAAAACTGCTGCTGCTTTTCGCTGACGGCTGGCATTAGATCTGTTGCGGCTGCGCCTCGTTCTGGATCTGCGCCTCAGTGCGATCGCTGCCTTGCTGTACTGCGTTAGGGTTAGTCAGCGCCTGGATCTGCGCAGCGAACTTCAGCTCCTCGGCCAAACCCTGCTGTGCGTCCTCTCCTCGCCTGATAGTCTCGGGGTTGATGTTCAACATCTTGATCATCTGTCGAATCACCTTACCGGTGTCATAGTCTTGGATGAAGCGCTGCAGGAGCATCGGATTTTGGCCCACCACCGATAACAGCGCCATCATCTTTTGAAAGTCTCTGCCTCTGGCTAAGGTAGCGGATAAGCCATGCACTTTGAAGATGCACGATGTACCCAGCGTCAGAAAACGCTCTCTGGGCGGCATCCTGAGTAGGGCCATGATCTCTCTATTGCTCATGGCCGCCTTCAGATGGGGGATCGAGATGCGGTCGATGTTCTGCAAGATCAGCAACCAGGACTTACGCAAGGTGGTCTTAATAACTTCTTGTTCTGTATCGCCAATGATGCCACCCAATGTTATCGCTTGGGACTCACTGGCTTGATTGATCTCCGTAGCGAGCACCTGTTTCCCTGGCAGCTGTCCTAGCGTGATCTCGTTCTCGAGGGTGGCGGCGTTGAACTCGCGGAATAATATGCCGAGCGTTGCTATGGCGTCCTGCGGTACTTTCCCGGTCTCGATAAACTGGACCACCTTGGCGCTGGCCGGCGCGTCCGCACTGACATCCAGTGTCATACCAGGCGGGATCCCAGCTGAGACCGAGCCTGGATTCTTCAACCACTCACTGCGCAGCTGCTTCAAGCCCCAGACGGCATTAAGGCCGCCATCGACTATCAGGCTCAGCATCTCGTTGATCGCTATGTTTAAGCCAACGGCATCGTCATACAAGGCCTTGTGCCACACCGACCCGCCGGGCACACGGATCAACGGCGCATCGATAAAGGGATCCTCCTGGTGCCACCAGGGATTGGCTATAGGCTCACGTATGAGCCACCTACCGTTAGCCACGGTGGTAATGATGTTTGCCTTGACCACCCGGCCCTCGTTGACCAACGTACCCCACATCTCATCGAGCACCACGCGGCGGCGGACCATTGGTGATTCGGGCGTATCTTGGTTCTTTTTACGGTTGGTCCTGGCGGTTTCCGCCTCTTGCGTCATGTGCTCATCGATCTTTTTCACTTCCTCGATGTCGTAGGCGCCCTGCTTGGCCATTTCATAGACCTCATGCAAGTCGCGCTCTACGCTGTGGATCTTGTAAAGTCGTTGTCCTGTGGGATCGGGGAAATAATCGTCCGGCCTTATACCATCAACCCGCAGGCGCCAAGGGCCGTCACGCAGGGCAATTTTCACGTTACCCCTTTCGACAAATAAATCCCGCTCTTTGACGCGCTGCCCATAGACCTTCATCGTCACCAGACTCTCAAACAAGGCGGCCTTCACCGCATCGCCTAAGACGACTGCAAATGAGGTTTCGTGGAAGCCATCGGTGGGCAGGTTGTCTAGCTCGCAGCGCAGTAGGTTGACCACGCTCTGCGGGCTGATGGGGGCGTTCTCTGGGAGCTCTACCGAAAACCAATCGCCAAACTGGACCATGGCCCGTTTGACAAAGGCGGACATCTGTTCTGCCGCCATGGCAATCTTGGGGGCGGCTTCTCGAGACTGGCCCCTGGTTTTATGCGACCAATCCCACTGGCCGAGATAAGCGCCCATATTCTTCTCGCTCTTGCGCTTGCGCGACAGTTTCGCGTCCTCCGCCTGCTTCTTATACATGCGCACCACTTCGAGGACGGTCTTGTTGGCGCCTTCTTCGATCGGTTCGTCTTTTTTAGCTATCGTTGGCATAACTTGGGCAAGGTATGGTTGCTATGGACGACTGATTGGCTGATTCCGCCATGCAATGTACGCAGGTGCCTATACGGTAAGGCACACCAACCAACAAATCCCCGCACTTGCAGTAACGATCACCCGGTCCCGTATCCGGGGCATGGGATGGGGGCGTTGGGTCGATTCTCGGTACGTTCTCGTCGTACTGGTTGCTCATACGTTATCCAATATCCTAGCCCATCGCTGGCATGGGTTCGACGTCGATAGGGATTCTTCGGGTCCGAGGTCTTTTTAATGCCGCCGCGAGCATCGCGAACCACGATTTTCAGGTCAGCCAGTAACTCGGTGCATGACGGGTCTATCTCGACATTCACCAGCCCCGAGGCACTTACCAAGGCGTTGTTCACGGAAATCAGGCGCAATGGCACCGGCGGGTTGCGCTCCTGCACCTTCATCTTGATGGGCACACGATGTACTCGCATGGCGTTCATAATCTGCGAATAATAACTCGCCTGGTCCATTTTAAGGCCGACATCTCTCGACTCGCCCGTTTGGTCGCCATACAGCCAAATCTCGCCGTGATGTTCGCCATATTCCTGGTAAAACCAGTCGCACATATCGCCAATAAAGCCTTCGTCAAGCGATAACTCTTTGATCACCCGAAATAGTCCAGCTTGGGGGCCGGTGATGTCCCGTTGCCCTATCAAGGTGATCAGCGGCTCGACATTGAAGTCCCATATCCAGCACAGCGGCCGTCTGGGCAGTGGTGGCACTTGTTTCTTGACGTGTAGTCGCTGATCGAAAGCACCGTATGCGCGGGTACCGACGATATCGGCCAACCATTCACCGTCTAGCCGGATACGGCGTATCTTGGAGTTTTTATCTGGGTACTTGGCCTCTTGTTTGGCAATGGCCGACCTGGATATGTGCGGGTTATCGTAAATTGACCCACCCATGCACAACACATCCGGGCGTTTACCCTCCATCCAGGGCTCAAGCACCATCTGATAGAGCCAGCTAACGCCGCCGAGGTCTTGTTCCGGTGGTAACAACGTCGCGGTACCGAACACTAACAGCCCGCTCGGGCCGATACGCATGGTCGCCTCGTCGTAGGTGGCATGCTTGGGTACTTCGTCAAAGTGAATCCAGTCTTTAGTAGCCGCAGCAAACTTGATGGCTTCCGATTCGTCAGACTTGTAGCCAACCAGGCTACCGTTCTTGAGTTTTAATACCTGGCTACCGACATTCCAGCCCCCGGCGCCGCCCTCATTGACGATCTCGTGTTTAGGGATGAACGGGCGCGGCTCGTTGGGGTTGACGAAACCGTTATCGAAGTATCGCGGCTGTACCGTTTGCTCAGACGTTGAGAAGTCCTTAGCGATTACCCAACCTGATGTCGCGGTGTCTTTGACTTGCAACCCGCCGCCTAGATGTTGATATCTCGCATTGGGCCAGCCGAAACGAGCCAGGTGACTCCCGACATAGGCACCGGCCGTGGTTTTACCGTGACGGTTAGCGGTGCAATACCAAATCTCGTCAGATGTACGATTCAGGCAGGCATCGACGAGCTTTTGTTGCTTAGGATGGAGTTGGAAGGTAAGTAAAGGGTCGTTCTTTTGACGATCGTGTATTAATTCCGCTACCAGTGCTTGTTCTTCGAGCAACTGACGATCGATCTCTGGCATGTAGGTCTCACAGCCCTGCCAGCGTTCGCCGAAACTCTGGTAGGACACTCAATTTTCACGAAGGAACGTGTTATGGAGAGTTTAGTCCAAAATAGAGCTGTGAGACCATTACTTGTGTTTCTGACTACCGCCATAATGTTGTCCTGCCTTAGCAATGTAATCCCGCGCGTCCTCGATCTGTTGCTCAGAAAAGCCCTTGTCTTCCAACAGATTTATTACATCCTGACTCGACTTCGACGCTGCTAACTCCGCCTCTAGTTCCTCCAACTTGTTCACCACGCGCCTGTATTCAGGCTCCAAAGTCTCAAGTACCTTCACGCGGGCTGCACAGGACTTATGGCCTGATTCTTCCGCCCTTAATCGTTCATCCAATGCGTTCACCTGGGCTTTCAAGGTGGCGATGCGTTCTTTT